GGCGACTCCTCGAGCGCCCCCGCCAAGGCGCGCGATTGCTGCGCGCAGCTCTGTCAATTCCTCCGCGGCTTGGTCGCTGAGGAGACCGCCGAGGTGCTCGAGGGCACCGAAATCGACGAGCCAGTCGGCCTCGCCAGCAAAGCATTAGAGGCGATCACCGACGCAATACTGAAATCCATTCCCGATCCACAAACAGCGGAGCAGCTAGTGACTACTCTCCTGAAGGCGGGCGCTAGGCACAGCGCCCGCGACCAACATTTACTCGATCTCGCCGCATTGGCGATGAACAAGGCCATGAACATGGCATCGATCACCAAGGGTGACCGCATGCACCTGGCCGACGCGCACAAGGCGGTGCTCGATGCCGGCGCCACCGATCTGGGCGCCGATGGCCGCGAGATGCTGACCGACGCAAACCCCGAGCAGGGCGCCGGCTCAGCCACCCAGCACAGCACCACCGACACCGGCCGCAACGCCGGCACCAGCGCGCCGAACCCGACCGGGGCATCGCCGACGATGCCGCAATGGCCGGGCGATGCGCGCAAGACCAGCGCTGCGCTCGAGGTCCTCGAGACATTGCTGGCACTTCCCGGCATCGAGGTCGAGAAGGCTGGCGCCGGCCACAAGCCGCTGATCGAAATCGCCCATAAGGCACTCGCCGCGTTCTCTGACGGTGCCACTTGCAAGACCGATGGCGTCAAGCCCTCGCGCCATAGCGGGGCGACGATGGCAGCGGTCGACACCGCGCATTTTCACGTGACCAAGTGCGACGGCATGCAGATGGCCTGCAAGACGGCCAACGAGCAGCCGGGCGGCTCACCCGAGCCGGCAGGCGAGACCAGCGAAGAGCACCAGGGTGCCCAGATGAGCGCACCAGGCGAAGGCGATGACCTTGGCGAGCCCGGCAAGGATGCCGCAGCCGCCGACGGCGATCTCGCCAAAACCACTGAAGCACCGGCAACGCCGACGGCAGACCCGACCTTGGCCGAAATCGCCAAGACGGTGACAGAGATGGCGCAAGGCATGGCCGCACTGGCCAAGCAAAACCAGGACCTGCGTGCCCGCGTCGAGGACATCGCACAAACCCCGCTGCCGCCGCTCGCCATTCAGCGCGTTGCCACCGGGGCCGGCCTCACCAAAGGCCAGGACAATGGTGGCTCAACCCAGCCGGTCGACGTCACCGCCGCGCTGGCGCGGATGTCCGATGACGAGGTCACCCAAACATTGATCAAGCGGAGCTATCGCAATCCGATGGTCATGCACGGCTTCACGGACGGGCCCGGCCCGATGCGTGGTCCGCGAAGCTGATTTTTTTTAACCCGCAATCCGATGGCCCGCCGCTGGCGGGTTTTTTATTGCAATCGGGAGTTTGAACCATGAACCCGATCACCCAGGAATCGCTGGAACTGATGAAGGGTGCGCTCGCGCAGCCTGATGACACTCTGGCGAAATCAATCTCGACGGCGACGGGCCTGCTCGCTTATGACCTGCAGGCACCGGCCAAAAACCTCTATCCCTTCGTCACCCCAATCCGCAACATGATGCCGCGGGTTGGTGGCGGCACAGGTGCTGCGACAAACTGGCGGCAGGTCAACTCGATCATTGGCTCCGGCTTTGACGCAATGGGCTGGGTCCCAGAGGGTCAGCGCAGTGGCCAGATGAGCTACAACACCTCGAACAAGAGCGCGACTTACGTCACGATCGGCGAAGAAGACGCGGCGACCTTTGAGGCGATCTCGGCTGGTCGCCAGTTCGAAGACATCCAGGCACGGATGACGTTCCGTCTCCTGCAAAAGATGATGCTCAAGGAAGAGATGGCGATCCTCGCCGGCAACTCCTCAATGACCTTGGGCGTCCCGGCAACCCCGACCGTCTCGGCGGCGACCCTCGCCACCAGCACATTGCCGACCGCAGCTACCGGCTATTACGTCAGGGTCGTCGCCCTGACCCTCGAAGGGTATCAAAACTCTTCAGTGACCGGCGGTGTGGCGACCAGCAAGTCAGTGATCGGCGCCGACGGCAAGTCCTACAACCTGTCGGGCGGCTCGTCCAACATCTCGGCCGAGAGTGCCGCCCAGGCCACCACGATTTCGAGCACCGCGCTGGCGATGACCGTCACCGCGATCCAGGGTGCGGTCGCCTATGCCTGGTACATCTCGACGGCCAATACGCAGAACTCCGAGACATTGCAGGCGATCACCACGATCAACAGCTATGTCCAGTCGGTCCCGCTGCTGACCGGCACGCAGTCCTACACCGCGGTGACCGGCGACAATTCGGCCAACTCGAGCTACGCCTATGACGGGCTCCTGACCACCGCTCTCAAGAGCGGCAGCAACGCCTATGTCAACATCCTGGCGACCGGCACCGCCGGCACCGGCACGACGTTGACCGCCTCGGGCCGCGGCTCGGTCAGCGAGATCGACACGATGTTCCAGAAGATGTGGGACAACTTCGAGCTCAGCCCGACCGTGCTCTATGTCAACAGCCAGGAGCTGAAAAACATCACCACCAAGGTGCTGTCGACCAGTTCCGCCCCGCTGCTGCGCTATGACAGCGCCGCTGATGGCAGCACCGGCGAGTACCAGGTGACCGCGTCGGGTGTGGTGCAGTTCTACTACAACCCGTTTGCGATCAATGGCGGGCTGCGCATCCCGATCAAGATCCACCCGCGCGTACCGCCGGGGACGATCATTGGCTGGGCCGAGAACCTGCCCATCCAATACCAATCGAACGAAGTGCCGAACGTGGCTGAGATCAAGACACGCCAGGATTACTACCAGATCGATTGGCCGATCGTGACCCGTCAGCGCCAAGTCGGCGTCTATGCCGAAGAGGTGCTCGCGGTCTATGCCCCGTTTGCGATGGGCGTCATCACCAACATCGCCAACGGCTGAGCATTTTACCCCGCCAGGGCCGCGAAACCCTGGCGGACCCGCCCTTGGCCACGACGCGGAGTGCCAAGGGCGGGATTTCAGCCGCGCAATTTTTACGACGATTTTTGCAGACGGCTGTCTGCGCAGGAGGCAACCGCCTTGCCATATTTCCAAGCCCTCGTCGACTACCGCACCGGGTTTGTGCTCGAAGCACCCGATCTCGATGAAGCGCGCCGCATGGCGCAGCGCATCGCCATCAACAAAGTGGTTGCGGACGCGGTGATCGACATCAGCCAGGTCGAGGACCCGAACTTCGAGCCCGGGCAGGACCCGCCCGATGCCGCGCCGAGCAATTAGCCTCGCCGCACTGCTGCTGCTGGCCGGCTGCGCCGAGGCGCCGGGACCGCAGACCTATAAGCCAGACTGCCATCACCAAGCCGACCAGGCCGACGGTCTGAACCTCGCCGTCTCGTGCATGGTGGTCAACAATTACATCATTGGCGGGACCGCGACCGCGAGCCCGCCGGTCAGCGTGACACTGCCGACCACGGTGCCCGGTCTGCCATTGCCTGCCGTGCCAAATGCCGCGGCCGCGTTCAATGCCGCACCGGCACTACGAACCCCGACCATCGCCGGCGCGGCGATCACGACCGCCAACACGCCAGCACCAGCGGCGCCCGACATCTGGGCGCGGACCACCTTTCGGTTCGCCCATGACCCGGCCGGCAATCTGATCACCGAGTCACTGAGGTAGCCCTATGATCCTCGTCGTACCACTCGGTGCCGAGCAAGCCCCGATCTCGCACGGCACCACGCAATACCGCCCCTATCTCGCCGACCACACCGACACGAGCACCTATCCAACCTGGCTCGTCAACGTGCCGCCGGAGGTCGCGCACCACCTTTGCCATAACGCAGGTTTTTACCCGTGGAAGGAACAGTGATGAGAAACGTATTTACGGTCGCATTTGCGCTCACCGTTTTGGCGGCCTCGCAATCCCAGGCCGGCACGGTGACCGCGACGGTGCCGGTCACCGTCCAGCAAGCGCTTGCCTTGGTCTTTAACCCGGCCACTCCGACGATCGCGTGCAACGCCACACCCGGCACTGTGGTGGCCGCAGTCAGCACGACCGGCGGCGACGGCAATGCCGCGACCTTTGCCACCAGCGGCGGCGACACGACCGATTTCGTGGTCAATGGGACCAATGTCGTGGTCGGGCCGAGCGGCATCGCCGCGAGTTCCTGCGGCAAGACGATGACCGTGACGGTGACCGCGACGCAGCCATGAGCGCTCCGGCTCTCGTGCTGCTGCTCGGTGCCTCGGTGGCGTGCAACGCGCCACCCGGCACCGTGGTCGCGCGCATCTTGACGACTGGTGGCGACGGCAAGCCGATCAGCTACACGATCAGCGGCAGTGTCAGCCAGTATTTTCGGATCCGTCCGAGCGGCGTCATCGTGGTCGGGCCAAACGGCATCGCCGCGAGCGCCTGCGGCAAGACCAACGACGTGACGGTCACCGCGACGCAAAATTAAAGGATCGACATGCACAAGCGCTCTTTGACCGTGGTTGCCGGCATCGCCGGCATCGCGTTGGCCGGGCTCGCCTGGGCCGACAGTATTAGCACCACGGCGACGCAAACGATTGTCTCGGCGGACGGCACCGTCCTCAACCCCGAGGTCAGCGCCGCGCCGGCTGCGGCCGCCGCTGCGGCCGTGGGCAAGATCGTGACCATCGAAGGAACCTGGACATTTAGCAGGCCGCACAACGCAAACGGCGATTATCCGATCCTCCTCAACGGCGCCAACGCCGGCTGGGGCGTCCTGCTCGAGGTGATCAACGGCAAGCTCTATCTGCGCGACAAGGCCGGCAATTATTCGGTTCGGTGGAACGCTGGCTGGGTCGCTTCCGGCACGACTGGGCCGCTTCAAGGCACGGTTGCTAACACCATCACACTTAGTGTGACGCTGCCCAAGCTCCCCGATGATTCGCCCGCCGGCACTATCGTTGCAACGGCCGCAGTCACGATGTCGCCGCCCACCGCACAATTCAGCGGGCCACTGGTTTCAAGCGACCCGCTCTTTAGCTTCAACGGCATGAACGTGGTGTTGGCGCGCGCGCTGACCGCAGCCGATGATGGCACCCACCCGACGGCGATGATCAGCGCGGTGCAGTGATCATCTTCTCCACAACGCAGGATTTTCCCCGTGGCAACCGGAACAGTAATTTTTCACTCGGCACACCCGCTCGTAGCACTGCGCCACAAGGACGGCCCGCGCCGCGCGGTGTCGTGGGGCGGCATGAGCTTTGAGCCCGACGAGCGCGGCGTCGTCATGGTGCCGGTCGAGGCAGTGCGCGAGCTCACCGAGTCGCACGGTATGGAAGGCGTGCCCGAGCAGTATGGGCACATCGAGCAGGCTGAGCTTCCGCCGCCAAAGGAACCGGACCCCGCGAAACCACCGAGGGGACGCGGCAAGTTGGCCGGCCTGGCGCCGAGCTTCGAGGTCAGCGAGACCGGACAGACGACCGAAGGCGGTGCTGTGCGTCCTACCGTCTTCCGGGCGGAGGGCGATCACCCCGAGGGTGGCCCGCAGCCGGCGCTCGGACCGCCGCCGAGGGAAGCCGAGGTTAACGCATCCCAATCAGCCAATCCATTCGGATCACACTAGCTAGCCTAGCCAGCGGGGCCAGCCCGAGCGAACCGGCACCCGGTCCGCAGCCGGCGCTGACCGCGCCACCACCCGGCGAACAATCCGCCGAATAACCAGCATTCGGGCCAACCCGGCGGCCGTCGCCGCTTGACTGTGGAGGATCGCATTTGCTCCCCGGCAGTTAGGGTTGGCCCGGGCACCTGTTCTTTCCATCTCAACCAAACCCAAGGGGGGTTGCTTTGCAATACCTACCGCAACCCGTGCGCCCTAGTCATGAGCGCGCGCATCTCGTGATTTGCTACAAGAACTTTGCCGCCCACAAGCATATTTCGCATATCGGCCTCGGGGTCACCGCGCTGACCAATGCGCGGATCCTGAACGCCGCCGGCTACTGGACCGAGGTCTGGCCAATCCTGTCGGCTGCCGATCTGAACGATCTGCTGCACAAGAGCCGGGCCACCAACACCGCGCAGAGCCAAGCGCCGATCAGCCACGTCGTGATCAGCGCGCCGTGGATCCCGACCAAGGACCTGCAGCAGCTGACCATGGAGTGGTCCGATACGCAGTTCCACGTCGTCAGCCACAGCAATGTCGGGTTTCTGCAAGCCGACCCCAATGGCGTGACCCTGCTGCGCGAGGACGGCGATCTGCAGACCAGCTCGATCAATTTCCACATCGGCGCCAACAACCAAAAACTCATCCAGTGGTGGCAGAGCGTCTACCGCACGCCGATGCGCTGGCTGCCCAACATGTACGACCTCAGCGCGGCGCAAACCGTGCCACAGCGCTGGTTGCCGGGCAAACCTTTGCGGATCGGCTCATTCGGCGCCACCCGGCCACTCAAGAACATTCTGACCGCCGGTGCCGCAGCACTCGAGATCGCATCGCGCCTGCAAGCCGACCTCGAGTTCCATGTGTCCTCCGGACGTGCCGAAGGCGGCGGCGACACGATCACCAAGGCGCTGATGGCGCTTTACGCCAATCTGCCGACCGCCAAGCTCGTGCAGGATGGTTGGCAATCGTGGCCAGCCTTCCGCCGGGTCGTGCGCAGCATGTCGCTGCTATTGCAGCCGAGCTATACCGAGTCATTTTGTATGGTCGTAGCCGATGGCGTCGCCGAAGGGGTTCCGTCGGTGACCTCTGATGCAATCGATTGGGTTCCCAGGCGCTGGCAAGCGACCGATGACAACGCCGACGACATTGCCAATGTCGGCATCAACCTGCTGCACGACCCGAACGCGGTCCAACACGGACTGAACCATCTAAAGGCGCACAACGCTGCAGGGCTCGACGCCTGGTCGACCATGCTGACAACGCCCTCGCGCCCGGCGCGTCAACTGATGAGCGCCGCGTAATGGGATGCAGCAGGCCACCGTTCACACCCGGCATTGGCGTCGGCCGGCGCGCAAGCTGAGCGATCAGCAAGTCGCCCGCATCAGGGCGTTGCCGTGGGAACCGGGTGCCCGTTTGGCGCGTGAGCTTGGCGTCTCGCCGTCGCTGGTGTCACAGATCCGCACTGGGCTCAAATACAAGCGGGCGCTGCCGCAACAGACCTATTACGCGCGCGTCACCGATGGTAGCGAGCGGTATTCGCTCGGGTCATTCTTGACCCCCGAGGCGGCGCAGAACGCGATCGATAATTTTAAGCGGACCAACCGCTGGCCGCGCGGCTCGATCGAGCGAACCAAGCAGGGCCGCTATCGTGCCCGCCTGTCGTTAAACACCTTCGCGACCCGCTGGGCGGCCGAACGCGCGATCGAGCAAGCGATGACGGCGTTGCGACCACTTTCACTGAAATGAAACGCAAATGGACTGTCCGCATTGTGGGGGACTCATCGACACCGGGGCGCTGCAGCCGCTCGAGCACACCTGCTTTGACGATCAGTGGCAGCATATCGTCGTCGGCGAGGAGCGTCACTACATCACCCCGGTGGCCTGGCGGATCTTGCGGTTGATGCGCGAGCGCTTCCGGCGCTTTGTCGACGAGGGGTTCCTCGCGCAATGGTCCGCGGCCGACCCGGCAGAGGGCGGCAGCATCCCGGCGACCAAGATGCACATCATGCGCGTGCGGGTGAGGCTCGCCGGCACGCCATTCGCGATCGCAAACCGGTATGGCGGCTATTACGGCCTATTTCCGGCCGATGAGGTCAAGGTCATAAGCCTCGTCGACGGCAGGAAATTCATCAGCCGCCAAGACCGCGACCAGGCGCACTGTACCGCAGCTTTTCTCAAGGACTGATCGGAGAGCGTCATGGCCGCTGGTGACCTGACGAGCCTTGCCAATGTCAAGGCGTGGATGAACACGACCGGCACGTTTGGCGCGACCGATGACACGACGCTGACCCGGCTGGTCACCGCGGCGAGCGGGTTTCTGGCGCGCTACCTCGGCCGCGATGTCGTGCTGACCAATTACAGCGAGTTGCGCGACGCCTATGGGCCGGCCTCGAACAGCTTTGTGTTCGCCAATTACCCGGTGCAGCAGGTTTACGCGGTCGTCGTCGCCGGCGTCTCGATCCCGCCGATCCCGCAGACCAGCGGCACCCTGACCACCAACGGGACGACCGCCGCGGGCAACGCGACCCTGCATTTTGCCGGTCCGGTGCCGAGCTGGATCGTCGCGGGTCTGTCGATCACCGATCCGACGACGCTGAACGCGATCCAGGCAAACACCACGGTGCAATCGACGACCTCGACCACCGTCGTGATGAACCAGGGTGCCGGCAGTGCTGGTGTGCAGTCGGGCGATCTGATCGTCTTTGCCCCGACCCCGGGCTCGCTTGTCAACGCGCTGCCGACGACGTTTTATCCGCCGGCCGGCTACACTTGGCAGCCGACCAAGCTGGTGATCACCGGCTACCCGATCCCGCGCCTGCAGCAGTGCGTCAGCCTGCTCTACCAGGCCGGTTATGCGACGGTTCCCTACGAGATCGAGCAGGCCTGCATCGAGCTGGTGGCGCTGCGCTATCGGATGGAACGCCAGCACCCGGGTGTGGTCGCCGACCACATCGGCACCGCCGCCGGCGACGGGGTTACCTACAGCCAGAAGGATATGAACCCCTGGATGTGCAGAGATCTGCAGCAGTTCAAGTCGGTCGTGCCAGTCTCGCCAATGCCAAGGGGCTTCTGATGTCAGCCTTGCCCGGCCAAGACTATCCGATCATCCTCGACGTGCCGCTGCAGTATGACGAGCTGCGCGCCCTGCCGCGCTGCGCCAACTGCCCGTATGCCGAACCCGACAAGGACGACGGCAAGCTCTACTGCCACGAAAGCTCGGTGCGCGCTCAGCCGGTCGTCATGGTCCAACCGCCAAAGCAAAACACGCCGGTGCTCACCGCGGGCGGCGGGCTGATCCCACCCAAGCCCGAGGTCGTGGTGCTCGGCGTCACGAGCTTCTGGCCCGAGGTCCAGCCCGACTGGCGGTGCTGGCAACATCCCAAGCTGCAGACCGAGCGGCGCCGGCTGGAGAATGGTCTCTGATGACGCCCCTCGAAGAACTGTCGCTGCGCACGCCGGTTTGCGAGTTTCTCTACCAATCGCATGACGTGATCGAGGCGGCGATCGGCGACCAAGTGTTGATCCAGGCGATCGGAGTCAGCGCCCGGATCATTGCCGAGTCGCTCAGAGAAGGCGGCCAGATCCTGATCGCCGGCAATGGCGGCAGCGCCGCGCAGGCGCAGCATTTCGCCGCCGAGCTGGTCGGGCGGTTCGCGCGCGACCGCGCACCGCTTCCGGCGATCGCCCTCGGTGCCGATGTCGCGAGCCTGACCGCGATCGCCAATGACTATGGCTTCGCGCACGTCTTCGAGCGCCAGCTGATCGCGCTGGTGCGCCCGTGCACGGTCTTGGTGGCGATCTCGACCTCGGGCAAGTCGAAGAATGTTTTGCGGGCGGTCGAGGCCGCGCAGCGCTTGGGCCGCATCCCGATCATCGCGATGACCGGGCGCCCGGGCGGCCCGCTGGCCGACGCCTGTTCCCTCACGATCGTCGCCCCGTCCGCGAAAACCCCGCTGGTGCAGCAGCTCCACCTGGTCGCGGCGCACGCGATCTGCGGCTTGGTCGAGGCGATCCTTTTTGGTCCCGAGGTGCCTAAATGAGCTTCACCGCCGAGTGGCAGGGTCTCGATGAGCTCCTCCAGCGCATGTCCCGGGCCTCGCCAGACATCCGGCATCGGATGAACCTGGCGGCACGCGGCGCGGCCGAGCTCGTCGCCACGCAGGCGCGCACCAATATGCGGAGCCTTTTCAAGGGCTCCGGGAGGGTCGCCGACATCTCGGTCCGGGTGACCCGCAGCGGCGACGAGGTCACCGGCGAAGTCAGCGCCGGCGGCACACCCTACGCGCGGATCCACGAGTACGGCGGCACGGTTCACCTGCCGGATATTTTCCCGGTCCAGGCCCAGGCGCTGCATTGGATCAGCAAGGCGGGTGACGAGGTTTTCGCCAAGCATGCCGCAGCGCACGACGTGGTTATTCCGGAGCGCTCCTACCTGCGCAGCGCGCTCGAGCAGCGCGAAGCCGACATCCGGCGAGTGTTTGAAGAGGCCGTTGCCGGCGCCTCCGCGGTCGCCGCCTAGCGGAGGGTTACGATGGCGACGTGTCCTCCGACCCGCGAGCAGGTCTTCTCGGCGGTCTTCAACCTGGTCGACGGCTTGCCGGGCTTTGTTGTGACGACCCGCCGCTACACGCGCCCTTCCGCCGTCGAGACGATCAACTGCCCGTGTCTGATGACCTGGGAGCAGCCCGAGAAGACCGAGGGCGGCGAGCTCGGGTTGCGCAAGCGCTGGTGGGAAGTCTGGCTGATCATCGTCTACTACAACAACGACACCTACACGCCCGGTGCCGAGATCCTCAACCCGCTGATCGACACGGTCGAGGCGGCGTTTGCGCCCGACAACCCGGTGCATCAGACGCTGACACTCGGCGGGCTGGTGCAGGCCGTCTACATCGACGGCGCCACGGTCAAGGCGATCAGCGACATCGATATCGACCACGGTCAGGGCGGCGCGGTGATCCCGGTTCGCATCCTGGTGCCCTAACGCCGAGCACCCCGACCTGGGTCTCGTTTACAGCCCGGTCCACCCCATTCCGAGCCGGTCTGCCATAGCAAAGACCCAGAGCATTGTTGCTGCGGCCAAGAGAAACCATCCCCACGGCGGCATCTTCCCGCGCGCTCGCTGGCCCCGGTCCTTGGTCGGCATCGTCATAGCCCTCGTACCTACTCAGCAGGCGTTCGACCCAACCCGATGCGGTTTAGGGTGCGGCGCAACACCGCTTGCTGATTAGCGCCGACATGGCGGGTGCGGCGAAGTTCGCGAATGACCCAGACCAGCGCGCAAGCTTGCACGGTCTCGATGAGCAGGAGGACGTGCAGCTCGTAGGGGGAAAAATAAAAGGTGTCCATTTGACTGCTCGTTTCGGTGACCAGGTTGATATCGCCCCAGCGGCGGCGGCACACCAGCGCATTCCACGGCGATGCCGAGGCATTCTTCCAGGCCATCACGACACCCTTCTACCGTTGGCGATGACGTAGGGAAGCTTGCTCAGATCGACGAGGTTGCGGTTGATCGCGAGCACATCCTCGTCATCCGTCGTCTCGGCAAACTGAGCCAATGCGTGACCGAGCAGCACGCATTTGACCGTCGCTCGGTCTTTGATGACCCGCCGGTTCAGATAGGCGATCAACCGACGCTTCAGCTCGTCGCTGCCGGGGCTGTCGCGAATGACCTGGCGCAGCTTTGACGCGCTGACCTCATAGGCCCAGACGTTGAGCCCTTGCGCCGCGACCGCGGCGATGCGGTCCATCATGCCGGGCAGCCACAGCCGAGTGCTATCCATCGGTTTCACTCATAGGGGGTTTTCCAAATGATCACTCGCCATTTGCGCCTCCACGTCTGCCAAGGCGATGCGGCATTCTGATGCTTCATCTGCCTGACGTCACCCTGGTTGCGATCGACCAGGGCCCGCTCGCCGAGCTGCAAGAGGCGGCGGTGCGCGATTGCCTCGCGGTCGCGGAGTTTGGCGGCATCATTCGCGACGTTGGTCCGATCGGCAGCGTGCTCGCTTGGGATCACGCCAGCTGGTACGACGTGCCGCCACTGGTCAAGACCAGT